GATGCCGAGTCGAAGGGCGTCATCAGCTACGCGGGCCATGATGTCGGCATGACCGCCGAGGAGGTGGAGGCCCTCGAGGGCCGCGAGTCGCCGCAGCTGTACGGTTTGCGCCTGCTCGCCGACATCACCGAGCAGCCCGAGAAGTACTTCGGACGCCGCGAGGTCCATCGCACGACGGACGACTACGATCACCTCCTCAACGACATCGCCGCCCAGGTCGAGATCCTGCGGGCGCTCGAGGGCCGACCGACCTCGGCCTATCCTCGCAACCCCGACGCCTGCAACCGCTACAGCACCTGCGATTTCTGGTCGCTTTGCTCGGCGAATCAGCAGCCGAACGGGCACGACCTCCCCGACGGCTACCGCCGTCGCGACACCGCGCACGCCGAGCTGACTGGCAGCTCGGCAAAGTAACCTCAACCCCATGCACATCGAATCGCATGACCAAGTCTGCACCTCCCCCGCCGAAACCTGCGCCTTCGGGGCGCTCGGCCTCGGCTGATAAGGCGTCGCCTCGGGCGACCGTGCCCGACGCCCAAGCGCTCTCCATCACGACCGGCGTGGCCTCCGCCGCGCAGCGCATCGTGATCTACGGCACCGGCGGCATCGGCAAGTCCACGCTTGCCGCCTACCTGCCCGGCGCTCTCTTCATCGACCTCGAGCAAGGCTCTCACCACCTTCCGGTTGCACGCGACGCAACGACGACGACCTGGTCTGCGCTTCGCGGCAAGCTCGCCGCGATCGCTTCGTCGCCGCCGAAGGGCGTGCAATCCATCGTGATCGACACCGCGACCGTCGCCGAAGAGCTCGCCAAGGAGCACGTCATCGCGACCCGCACTACCGAGAAGGGCCAGCGAGTCGAGTCGATCGAAGGCTTCGGCTGGGGCAAGGGTTGGCAGTTCGTCTATGAGGAGTTCACCGGACTCCTCGCCGACCTTGACCGGCTCGTCGCCCTTGGCTTGAACGTCTGCCTCCTCGCGCACGAGGTCGATACCCCCGTTCCCAACCCTGCCGGGGAGGACTTCCTGCGGTGGGAGCCCCACCTCTACGCAGGCGACAAGAAGCGTCGCGGGAGCATCCGCGATCGCGTGAAGAACTGGGCGGACCACGTCCTCTTCTTGGCCTACGACGTTCACGTCAAGGACGGCAAGGGCCAAGGCTCCGGCACCCGTTCGATCTACACGACCGAACTCCCGACCCACATCGCGAAGTCGCGGACTGCTCCGATGGTCTGCGACTTCGACCTGGACGACCCCGCTGCCATCTGGCGGCACCTCAACATCATCACCAACTAGCCACAAGGAAACGGCCATGCTGAAACGAGAAGGAACCTTTCGTGTCACCCCCAAGTCCTGGACCCTCGAGGAGTACGACAGCGGCAGCGCCGCGATCGCCTACGAGTTGGAGGTCGTCCAGCAGTACCACGTCGACGAGGGCGGGGTCTGGTCCGAGGTCTGGCCCGACGGCTACACGACCTATCACCGCGCGTTCATCGTCAGGAAGGACGGGAGCCTGAACGATGCGACGATCAAGCGCCTCGTCGCCGCCGGACTTTGGGACGGCGACTGGACCGCGCTCGAGGGTCCGCCGCCCTCGGGCCGTTGCATCGTCACGGTGAAGGAGGAAGAGTACAACGGGCGCGTCAGCTACAAGGCCGACTGGCCTCAAGCCGACACCGACAGCCCGAAGGTCAGCGGGGGAGGATTCAAGCCCGCCGACCCCAACCTCCTCGCGCAGATGCGTCAGCGATTCGGTTCGGCTACTAAGGCCATCGTCGGCAAGCCTGCCACGCCTGGTCGCCCGACTCCCCCGCCGCCGTCCGGCAGTCAGGCGGCAGGGCTGGACGAGAACGAGGTCCCGTTCTAGGATCTGGTCCTCCTCCCTTCGGGGCCGCTACCTCTTCGCTCTCTCTGAGGTAGCGGCCCCACCTTCTACGATGGCGACCGCCACGCGCATCATCATCGACACTCGCGAGCAGACGCCGTGGACGTTCGACGGCATCGCGGGTATCGCGACCGAGCGCCGCAAGCTCGAGAGCGGCGACTACTCCGTCGCAGGGCTCGAGACTCGCGTGGCGATCGAGCGCAAGAGCCTCGACGACTGGATCGGCACCGTCCTGCACCACCGCCGCCGGTTCTACCGCGAACTGGACCGCCTGCGCTCCTACGATTTCCGAGCGGTCGTCATCGAGGCGAGCGTGCGCGACTTCCACGCCAAGCGCGTGACCGATCGCGTCGCTGCGAACTCCCTGCTCGGCTTCGTCGCCGAAGTCACCGTGGCTCAATCCGTCCCCGTCTACCTCGCGGGGACTCGCGCCGAGGCGCAGCTCATGGCCGGGACGCTGCTCAAGATGGCCGCGAAGAAGTACCGCACACCGAGCGACTCCGAGTAGCCGCTCGGCTACGATCGACCGACCGCTGGCAACCGCCAGCAACTACAACCTGGAGGAGATCATGCCCACCGTATTGAGCGGGAACGTCACCCGCGTCTTTTACTCGAACGCGGACACCGGCTGGATGGCCGGAAAGCTCCGTACCGATGCCGCGCCGAACGAGGTCAGCTTCGCAGGCAAGGTGTTCGCCGAGGTTGGCGACACCGTAGAGCTGACCGGCACTTGGACGCAGCACCCCAAGTACGGCACGCAGTTCGAGGCTGAGACGGGCTTGGTGAGGATGGACGAGTCGCCGGAGGCGCTGATCCATCTGATCGCAAGCCGCGACGAGTTCTCCGGCATCGGAGCGAAGCGAGCCGAGAAGATCGTGACGACGGCGCTCACGCTTTCCCGTGACGGCGATCTAGGCAAGGCGCTCGAGGACTGGTCCGCCGAGATTGCCCAGCGCGCCAAGGTTCCGCGCAAGGTGGTCGTCAAGGCTGCCGAAGAGTGGCAGGCTCGGCGCTCGGCCTACTCGGCGCTCGCCAAGGTCGTCGAACTCGGGTGGTCGTCATCGCAAGCGCAGACCATCGTGGATGAGCTCGGCGAGAACGCCGCCGCGATCGTCCGCGCCGACCCCTACCTGCTCATCGGAAGGGTGCCGCGCTTCGGCTTCCGCACTGTCGACGCCGTTGCGCTCGGATCTGGTCGCGACGCGACGAGCCCGGAGAGGTTCACCGCTGGCCTCGCCTACTGCCTCGACCGGATCGCGACCCAGGGGCACACCTGGACTCGGCGCGAGGATCTGATCCACGAGGCTACGCAGGAACTCCGGCCCGACACCCTCGAGGCCGAGGCGCTGATCCTCGACTCGATCGACGAGATGATCCGCCTCGGGGCGATCGTCGAGCATTCGACCTCCGAGGGCGAGGTGATCGCCGACGCGAAGCTGGCGCAAGTCGAGCTCGAAGTCATGCGACGCCTGACCTCGGATCTCGCGGAGCCCGCAGGCGATCGGCTCGATCTCGCAAGCCCGCTCGCCGCGAGCAAGATCGCGACCCTGAACGAAGGGCAGCGCCGTGCGCTTGAGGGCATCGCCGCCCACCGCGTCGCGGTGATGTCCGGTGGCGCGGGTGTCGGCAAGACCTACACCACCGACGCTATCTGCACCGCCGCCGAGGCGAACGGACTCCGGGTGGCCCTCTGCGCTCCGACCGGCAAGGCTGCCCGCCGCCTGATGACCAGCTCGGGGCGCGAGGCGTCAACGATCCACCGCCTCCTCGAGCCGCTGTACCAGGACCACACCGGCGGCTTTGCTTTCGGGCGCAACGAGGACAAGCCGCTCGAGGCCGATCTCGTCGTGGTGGACGAGGTGTCGATGGTGGATGTCCGCCTCATGTCCGCGCTTCTCGCGGCCCTCCCCGATGGCTGCCGTTTGCTCCTCGTCGGCGACCATCATCAGATTCCGAGCGTGGGCCCGGGTGCGATCCTCCGCGACCTCCTTGCGATGCGCTCGCGCTTCCCCGAGGCGATCCACGTCCTCGACGAGGTGGTGCGCCAGGCGGGCGAGCTCGAGCGCAACACCAGCGCGATCCTCGACGGCGTGGTGGCGAAGAAGCCGAGCCCCGCTTGGGCGATCGTCACCGACTCGGACGATGAGCGCACCGCCGAGGCGTGCGTGGCGCAGGTTGCCGCGATGCTCTCCGATGAGTTCGCCGACTGCTTCGGTCGCCGCTTGGATCCTGCGTGGGATGTCCAGGTCCTCGCCCCGATGAAGAAAGGCCCGCTCGGCGTCGTCGCGCTCAACACGCGACTCCAGGCGCTCCGCCAGCGGATGCTCGGGAACCTACCGCCGCCCCCTCCGGAGCCGGGCAAGATGCCGAAGCCCGTCGTCGGGGATCGGATCATCTGGACGAAGAACGACTACAAGCTCGAGCTGCACAACGGCACGCAAGCCATCGTGACTAAGATCGAGCGGAACGGGACGATGGAGCTCCTGCTCGAGGACGGGCGCGAGGTCCAAGTCAAGCCCGGCGATCGGAAGAACGTCGAGCTGGCCTACGCGCTGACGATCCATCGCGCGCAAGGCTCCGAGTGGCCGGTGGTGATCGTCGCGATCAGCCGATCGCACTACATCATGGCCGACCGTTCGCTGCTCTACACGGCAGCCTCGCGGGCGGCGCTGTCGCTGACCATCATGGGCGACCCGAAGGGAATCCACGCTTTCGCATCGCAGCGCCGTGCGTCTGCGCGGCAGACCTTCGGTAGACTGATGGGACAAGGATGGAGGGAGCGCAACGCATGAAGGCACAACACGGGACCCGCAGCGTCTACGACGAGATCCGCGCGCGCGTGGAGGCGCGCGACCTGATCGACCGCCTCGGCCTCGAGGTGGTCCGCGAACTTGGAGCCGAGGCGGCCTGTCGCCCGCTCTGCCATGAGTCCACCAGCGGCGAGTCGTTGCACGTCAACCTCCACACGGGCAAGTGGATGTGCCGGGCGTGCCAGCCCGAGGGCATCTACGGCGACCTGATCCAGCTCGTCGAGCACGTCCGTAGCGGTGGCCGTGCTCCGACGCATGGCAAGGCGCAAGGCGACTCGGCGGGGCATCGCGAGGCTATCGACTGGCTTGCCCAGGAGTACGGCATCGCTCTGCCCGAGGCGACGCGCCGTGAGGATCCCGGCCTCGAGGTCGTCCACCTTGTCGCGATGCACGCGCACGAGTACCTCTTGGCGAATCCCGAGGTGCTCGAATGGATCGAGGAGAAGTGGGGCTTCGACCGCGACCTTGTGGAGAGCTACGCGATCGGGTTCCTCCCGGTGCCGCTGCCCGCCGCGCTCGCGCTCGAGGCCGAGCGGCGAGAGTCGCGGCAGGCGTTCGCCGCCTCGGGAATCGGCTTCTACTCTGGCAACGAGTTCGTCACGCGCTTCGCCGGTCGCGTGACGTTCCCGTATCTCGAGGCTGGCCGAGCTGTCTACCTCATCGGGCGATCAACGCTCTGGACGCCGCGCCTCGATGATGGGCGAGAGCCGCCGAAGTACCACAAGCTCACGGTTCACTCGGACAAGCGTCAGTGGATCTCGCCGAAGATCACGAACTCGCACCTCTACAACGAGCCGATCCTCCGCTCGGCGAATACCGTCGTCGTGGCCGAGGGCGTCGCCGATGCTGTGGCGCTGTCCTCGCTCGGGGTTCCGGTCGTGTCGCCGGTGACGATCTCGTTCAGCGCCTCCGACCTCGACCGTTTCGTGGGCAAGGTCCGCGAGAACGGGATCAGCCGCGTGGAGATCCTCTTCGATGATGAGCTGTCCGGGAGCGGCAACGCTGGAGCACGACGAACGGCGCTCAAGCTCTGCGAGCGTGGACTGACCGTGCGCGTCCTCTCGCTGACGCTCGGGGCAAGCCAGATCGCCGCACGTCGCGAGGTCGAGGAGGCGCTGGGCTCCGAGGTCTTCGCCGACTTCCTCGAGGCGGACCCGCGCCGCCGGAAGGAGATCATCGGCGAGAGGCTCACGGACCTGGCCCGCCGCGAATGGGTTGAGACTCAGATCGCCGCATCAAAGATCGACGCCGCCGAGTGGGTAGCGCAGCAGGGTCCTCGTGCCGCCGTCGAGTTCGACACGGTGCGACGCGCCGGGCGTGATGCGATTGCTCTGGAGATCGAGTTCGCCGCCTCCGCGATGGACTGCGACGCCTCGGCGGAAGAGAGGATCGAGGCTTTCGAGCTGGCGATCGACCTCGCCGCGCACGTTGACGACTCGTTCAGCCGCGCAACCTACGCCGGGCTCATCGCGAGCGCGGCAGGGAAGGGCATCACGAAGGCCCTCGTAGCCTCGCAGATCGCCCAGGTGAGACGAGAGATCGTGAAGCCGAAGCGGAAGGAGGAGAAGGCCACGGAGGACAAGCAGGCTCGGGAACTCCCCGCGCTCACGCTCCCGCCGCCGACCTCGGGCCACGTTCAGCCGAGCGCCCCCAAGCCGCCGACCTCGGGGGACGCCCCCGCCGCGCCGCTCCCGCCCGAGCCCGAGCCCGAGCATGACCGATTCGCCGGTGCTCGCGCTTCGGTCCTGATGTCGGTGGACGCGAAGGTGCCGGAGGAGCAGATCGGGCAGTTCGTCGCTCAGGCCATCGTCAAGTCGATGGGCTACACGCCCTTCCTGACTCCCGACGACCTCTACCTAGTGCGCGGCAACGAGCGGGTGCCGGTTGGCCTTCGTCGCCGCACACCGGAGTTCTGCGCCCTCGTCTACCTCGTGTCCGGGTTGACCTCGCAGAAGACCGCGCACCGTAGCTACATCGAGGTCGCGACCTACCACCTCCAACGTGAAGCCCGCAAGGCCGAGGACGTGAGCTGGTCGCACGTTGACGCTTCGGGCGCGGTCTGGTTCCCGACCGGCGGCAGCGCCGGGACGCTCGTGAAGATCGAGCCCGGCGAGTTGACCCGTACTCGCATGGCCGAGGTCAAGGTGCCCGCCGTGTCCGGGCGTGACTGGTCGCCGATCCGTTACCAGGAAGCGGGCGACGGGATCTCGGAAGCCATCGCGGCGTTCCGGTGGACCTCGCTGTCGGAGCCCGAGGCGATGGTCCTGCTCTACTGGATCGCCTGCCTGCCGATCCTCCGGCGGATCGGCACCGTCCCGATCCTCCGCATCGAGGGCGGCTCGAGCTCGGGCAAGACCCGCGTGGTGGACGCGGTGTCCATGCTGGTCAACGGGCGCAAGGCGTCCAGCGTCCCCACCGCCGCCGCGCTCGTGTCGCGGATGGCGTCGGAGATGTTGACCATCGACGACAACCGCGAGGCCGACGACGTGACGCCGGCGTTCCTCGGCACTCTGCTCCAGGCGACGAGCCTCGGCGCTCGAGAGAAGCGCCGCCAGAACAGCGACACGGGCACGGTCATCGAGCGAGTCTGCGGTGCGCTGCTGATGAACGGCATCGAGCCGATCCACTCGGGGAAGTCGGAGCTGGCCTCGCGGATGATGGTGCTGCGGTGCGACTCCTCGCGGCGCTCGCCCGACTCGCCCGCCGCGAACAGCCGACTCTTCGAGCGCGTCCTCGCGCTTCGCGATCGGTACTGGTCGGAGTCGTTCCGTCGGTGCGCTCGAGCCCTCGAACTCGATCGAGAACACGGCGAGCACCTCGGAGCGGAGATCGAGGCCCTGTTTCACCGCACTCGGATCGGCAGGCTCTCGGCCTACCTCCGGGCGATGTACCTCGCCTGGGTCGCCGGTCACGACCTCGACCTCCAGGCCGACCTCTGCACGACGCTTGCCCCCGTCTGGCGCTCGGCGCTCGAGGGCCTCGGGCAGTACTCGCTCGACTCCCTTGTGCGCGAGGAGCTCGCGGTGTCCGCTCTGCGTTACGCGCTCTCGTACTGCGGTGAGATCGCCGAACCTCCCTACCCCGCGTCGCCTGAGCGCATGGCGATCGAGGGCAAGTACCGGGGTGACGTTGAGCGCGGCGATGAGGCCCTCGGACCCATCACCGCGCCCCAGCTCGCCCGCCTCGTCAGGACGGCGGCTCGCCACTTGAACGGTCCTCGCGCCCTCGCCGTGGACCTTCGGGCGGGCCAGCTCGAGGCTCGCATTCTCGACGGGCTGGGCTTCTTGGAGGAGGCTGGGATCGAGGTCGAGGTGGCCTGGACGAACGCCGGGAAGGCCCGGTTCACCTTCTACCGGGGCCGAGACGGCGACGAGTAGGGGCGTATTCCGTCACCTGGGCGTCATAAGTACCGGAATCTAAAGGACTTGTGGCGGCTTGCTCCCGGCTGGCGAGAATCCCCGATTTTCGGTGGACGGAAAGGGGTCTGGCGTCGATACTACACCTGTCGAGGCAAGGACGCCCCGGCACGAAGCCAACCCCAACCCAACCGACTGCCATGAACTTCATCTACTCGACCGTCACCGACCTCGCCACCGCCACCCTCGTCGCCGAGCGCGCCAATGGCTACGGCTGGATGAATCAAGTTAGCTTCGGCTGCCAGCCCGAGCCGTCCCTGAGCGCCCGGGTCCACGAGCTCGAAGGCGGATTCGCCAAGGTTTCGATCACTTGGGCGCACGACGCTTTCAAGAACGTCGCCGGTCGCCTCTTCGCCGAGGTCGGCATCTTCCGCGCCTAGCTCGACGCCGCCCAACCCCACCCCAGTCTCACCAGCCCAACCGACTGCCATGAAGAACAACGCCAGAATCAGCACCTCGACCCTTCGCCGAGGTCAACGCCACGCCGGAGGTCTCTACGTCGGCACGACCGCCGCCGGAGTCGTCTGGATCGCCCGAAAGAACGCCACCTACTCCGAATCCGAAGCCTTCGTGGCGATGTGCGCTCGCTTCGACATCCTGCACATGGGGGCTCCCCAATGACCGACCACGATCACGACATCGACGAGGTGCTCCGGTCGCGGTATCGCGCCGAGTCTTACGGCGGCCCCATGACCCGCTGCTGGTGGTGCAACAAGGAGCTGGAGATTCGCGATGACGTCTTCGCGCTCACCGAGCGGTCCTCCTCCAGCGCGGACCCTCTGTGCGAATCGTGCGCGGAGGAGTACGTCCGGATGAGCCTCGAGGCCGACGATCCGGAGGCGGCTGCCGATGTTCGGCAGCAGCTCGACGACTCCAAGCTCCGCCAGTTCTACTACGACGACATCTTCGGCGACCGATGAACCTCACCCGCAACGACCTCTACGAGATCGCCTTCGTGGCGATCCTCCTCGCCACCACCTTCCTCTTCTAACCCCAACCCAACCGACTGGCATGACGACCTCCACCACCATCAACGGAATCACGTTCAACGACTTCGAGGGTCGAGAAGACCTCATCCCGATCATCGCCGAAGCGCTCCGCGACGGACTCGTCGCCATCCAAGCGGCTCGCAAGAAAGGCCGATGCTCGGCTTGGGACGGCTTCGTCGTCGGTCGCCTCGGCTACGAGGCGGCCCTCGTCCGAATCTCGCTCCGTCGCACCGATCCCGTCTATGGCTACAACTTGCTGCTCGCCTACAGCGCGCGCATCGAGGAACTCGAGGTCATCGCCGAGGCCCTCGAAGGCTTGGTCCCCGAGCTGCCGTAGTGCCATGAAGAACTACGACGATTTCCTGGCTACTCGAGAGCGTCGAGCGAGCGAATACGGGTTTGATGCGGTCCCGATGGGCGAGCATCTCTGGCCGTGGCAGCGTGAATGCGTTGCTTGGGCTTGCCGTCTAGGCCGCGCCGCGCTGTTCGAGGACACTGGCCTAGGCAAGACTCGCCAGCAGCTCGAATGGGCAAGGCAGGTGAATCGCCACACCGATCGGCCCGTTTTGATTCTTGCGCCGCTTGCCGTTGGAGCGCAGACGGTGGAAGAAGCCCGGCGGGTCGAGATCGAAGGCGTCGTTCAGTGTCGAACGCCCGAGGATGCTGCGGGCGTCCCGATTGTGGTCACAAACTACGAGAGGGTTCATCTGTTCAACCCTGCCGACTTCTCGGGCGTCGTTCTCGACGAGTCCAGTATCCTCAAGAGCTACACGGGCAAGCTGAAGAACTACTTGCTCGAGGCGTTCTCCGAGACTCCTTATCGACTCGCCTGCACCGCCACGCCAGCGCCGAACGATTACCTCGAGCTCGGGAACCACGCGGAGTTCCTCGGAGTCATGTCCAGCGGCACGATGATCGCGCGATGGTTCGTCAACGACCAGAGCGAGATGTGCTCGTATCGGCTCAAGAAGCACGCGGTCAAGTCCTTCTGGGAGTGGGTCGCCTCGTGGGCTCGTTGCGTTGGCAAGCCGAGCGACCTGGGCGAATACAGCGACGACGGCTATCAACTCCCGGAGCTGATCCAGCGTCGAGTAAGCGTGGACGTCTCGATGACCGAGAACGCTGGCGATTCGCTCTTCCGCATGGCCGACCTCTCCGCGACTGGGCTGCATCGAGAGCGACGACTGACCGCAAAAGATCGAGCCCGAGTCACGGCAGAGATCGTCAACCGCGAGCCCGAGGAATCCTTCGTCATCTGGGTCGAAACCGACTACGACGCGCAGGCGGTCCTTGAGGAGGTCCCCGAAGCCGTCGAGGTGAAGGGGTCGATGACGCCCGACAAGAAGGCCGAGCTGCTACTCGGCTTCTCGCATGGCGACTTTCGCGTCCTTCTGACCAAGCCAAAGATCGCCGGATTCGGGATGAACTGGCAGCACTGCGCCAGGACCGTGTTCAACGGCCCCGGTTACTCCTACGAGATGCTCTACCAGGCCATCCGCCGATTCTGGCGCTTCGGCCAGTTGCGTCCCGTGGAAGCCTTCATCGTGCTGGCCTCAACCGAGTACTCGGTCTGGTCGGTGCTCTCCTCGAAGGGCGATTCCCACGAGGCGATGAAGGTGGAGATGTTCGCCGCAAGTCGGCGAGCGCAAAAGGAGGCCGTCAAGCAGGCGGACTACATCGCAACGCATCGCGGCAGACTGCCGCACTGGATTAGAACGGAGGACTGAGATGATCGACTGCCTGGATTCAGCACACGGCGACAACTGGACGCTCTACAACGGCGACTGCGTGGAGGTGGTGCGCCAGCTCCCCGACAAGTCGGTAGACCTTCAAGTGTTCTCGCCACCCTTCGCCAATATCTATATGTACTCGGACAGCGCGAGGGACATGGGCAACAGCGAGGACGAGGACGACTTCCTCGAGCACTACCGCTACCTTGCTCCCGAGCTATACCGGGTCTTGCGGCCTGGGCGACTCTGCGCGGTCCACTGCAAGGACATCATCCGCTACAAGGGGGCGCACGGTCGCGCTGGAATGTACGACCTTCCCGGCGAGCTGGTGCAAGTCATGGAGCAGGCCGGATTCCAGTATCACTGCCGAGTCACCGTTTGGAAGTCGCCCGTCGAGGAGCAGCGCAAGACGAAGAACCACGGACTCCTTTACAAGCAACTCCGCAAGGACTCGTCATTCAGCCGAGTCGGGATGCCGGAGTATGTCCTCCTGTTCCGTCGTTGGGCCGATGATGAACTCGAGGCGCTCGATGTTCGCCCGGTCGGTCACACGAAAGAGAGCTTCCCGCTCAGTCAATGGCAGGAATGGGCTTCTCCGGTCTGGATGGACGTGAATCACATGGACGTCCTGAATGTGAAGGCCGCTCGAGACGCGCAAGACGAAAAGCACGTTTGCCCGCTCTCTCTCGACCTGATTCGGCGCTGCTGCGTTCTCTGGTCAAACGAGGGCGATACCGTCCTCTCCCCGTTCGCGGGCATCGGGAGCGAAGGCTATGCCAGCGTCCCCCTCGGTAGGAAGTTCCTCGGAGTCGAGCTCAAGCCAACCTACTACCAGCAGGCCTCACGCAACCTCGCTCTGGTGGAACAGGAGATGCGCCAGGCGTCACTGTTCGGATGATGCCCGAGTTCCTCGTCATCCTCGTCGCCGCCCTCGCCCTGGCCTTCGGCTGGGCGGGGGCGGTCCGTCGTTTCCTTTCGCGTTTCCGTTGACGCCTGCTAGAGTGCAGTCATGCCGAAGTCCAAGAAGTCCAAGGCGAGCAAGTCGCCTCATCCGGCGGACATCGAAGCCGCCAAGCGCCCGATCACGGGCGTCCGTCGAGGCCGACCGCCTCGTCCTGATGGCCCGATGGCGATCTTCTCGACTCGGATTCCTCAAGCCCTCGCCCGTGAGTTCCGCGAGCTGGCCGACTCCTCCGACACCTCCACCTCGGCGTTGCTCCGAGCCCTCGTCGAGCAGGCCGTCTCGAACTCCTGATGGACTACGTCTCGTTCACCCTCGGCGTCCTGGCGGGCATCATCGCCACCGGGGCGCTGTTCTCCGTCGCGCTCTGGCGCATGATCCGGCCCTTCTACGACGAGGCGCGGAAGCGCCGAAGTACCTCATGAGCGAGGCTAAACCGCCGAGGCGACCGAACATCCGCCAGCCGAAGTCCACCGCCACCTTTGAGGATGGCGACGAGCCCGACCGCTGCCGAGCCAAAAGCAAGAACAAGTCCGAGGATGGCTTGCCGGTACGCTGCGGAAGAAAGAAGGAGCCCGGCTACAACGTCTGCCGCTATCACGGCGCGGGTGGCGGTCGGCCCATCGTTCACGGGCGTTACAGCAAGCGGCTAGGGAGGCTGCGGGAAGCCTATGAGCAGGCCCTCGACTCAGGGGAGAGCCTCCTGGACTTGCGCGAGACCCTAGCCCTGCTCGAGCTCCATGTGCAGCGGGCAGCAGAGCGAGCCTCGGAGGCGGATACGCCCCAGATGCGTTTGAGGGCGCTCGATCTGTGCAAGCAGGCCCAGTCCGCCAAGCCTGATGCTCGAGATCAGCCGCTCGAGCAGCTCGCCACTCTCCTCGAGGCTGGAGTAGCCGAGGACGAGGCGCTCGCTGCCCTGGCCGATGCTGCCGACCGAATGGCAGTGCGTCAGGAGAAGGCCTGGGGCGTGCGCCTGCACGCTGCCCAAGTCATCAACGCCCGCGATCTCGTGGTCATCATGGGGCGCATCGTCGATATCATTTTGGAGGAGGCTCC